TGATGCGCCCGCCGCGGCCTGCCACGGTGACATAGTCAACGCGGTTCAGCACACCGGGCACCAGGCGCTCCACGATCTTGCCGTGGCGGCCTTCTGCGGTGCCCAGGGTAATCTCGGCGCCGGCTGCAATGCTGGTGCCGATAACGTCTTTCATCTCGGCCAGCATCTCGCGCTTGTGGCTGAACACACGGTTCTCGGCGGCCAGCCTGCCCTTGACCCCGGTGTCCGGGTCGATCCAGTCGGGCTCCCAGCGGGCGTCCTCCGCAAGGGCGGCAGCCAGGGTGGCAACGCTGCCCGGGCCGTCCTCTTGGTTGTGGTCGATGTGCATCTGGGTGTTCTTGGGGAACACCCGGTCCGCAGCGGCCTGTTCTAGCACAGCCGGGCTGTAATAGCCGCTGCTGCCCCAGCCGGGGGTGATCAGGGTGATCAGGGTGCGCGCCCCGGTGGGGGCCTCCGCCTTGCTGGCTTCCGTAATGCGTACAGTCACGGGGGCCTCCTTACTGGGTTAGGTTCTTGATGGGTGTCACGCCGTAGCTATCACGCCAGCCGCTGGTGCTGCGCCGGCTGCTGAGGTCGCCCCAGCTGATCTCCCCAGACTGCAGCAGCTGCAGCCGGGTGGGCCCCATGATCTCCGCCTGCGTGGCGGGGGTCAGGCTGTTGAACCAGGCCTCCGCGTTGGGGGTGGCACTGGGCGGCTCTTCAATGTTGAAGCCCAGGTCCTTCCAGGACTTGGTGACGCTTACCCGGGCGCAGCGCCCCTGCTGGTGGTCCAGCGGGCCGTCGTCCTCCAGCGGGTAGCGCCTGCCGTGCTTGGCCAGGCAGCTGGGGCACGTGCGCCGGTCAAGGCTGGCGTGCCACTCCCACTCGGTGAGGATGTCCACGTTGGCCTTCTCGCTGGCCTTGGTTGCCAGCCGGTGCGCGTCCAGCGTTTCGGTGCGGCTGATGTTCAGCGCCCTGGTCAGGCCGCCGTTGAACGTGCCCTCGGTCTCCTTGATGATGCGGGCTGCAGTGCGCCGCGGGTTGGCCCCCACGGCAATGCCCCGCACCAGTTCCCGCTTCATCTTGCGTTCCATGTCCGCACTCAGCGGCAGGAAGTTGCTGTGTATCTGCTGGGTGGTGCGCTCCACGATAGCGACCAGCGCCTCGTCAGGCACCCGCAGGAAGCCCACACCCGCACCCGTCTGGCCCGGGGGCAGCTGGGTGCGGATGGTGGCCTCGTGGGCGTCCACAGCGTCTAGCACGGCTGTGCTAATACCGCTGCTGATGATGTCTGCACTGCCCGGGGACAGCACGTCCAGCAGGGTGCGGGTTGACTGCAGGGCGCCCTTCAGGCGCACGCTACGGGCCACCGCTGCCCGGCTGACCTTGCCGTCAACCGCGCCGGACACCAGCTCCACAATGGCTGCTTCGAACTCCGGCAGCAGCACGTCCCACGCCTCGGCCCAGGCACGGGTAAGCGCCAGGGTCTGGGCGTCGGTAAGCTGGCGCAGCTGCCTGCGCAGCCGCTCCACCTCTCGCAGGGTTGCTGTGGTGATAGCCACGGGCGCTCCTTACTGCAGCGCTGCTGCCGGGTCCTTGCCGTCGCGGAACGCCTTGGCAGCCACGTCGCCCGCAGTAACCTGCGGGTCCAGCAGGTCGCCGTTTTCGTCCGTGATCTTGTCCAGCAGCTCGTCCACGTCGGGCACCTTCAGTATCTGCAGGGCCAGGCGCACCAGCGGCAGCTTGGGCACATCTGGCATGCCGTCGGCCGCCACAATGGCGTCCATAAGCACCTTCACGTCAACCTCGTCCAGGGACGGGAAGCTAACGTCCACGGTGCGGTCCTGCGGGTCAGTGAACAGCACCGTGAGCCGGTCGCCGTCCCGCAGCGGGCGGCCCAGGCCCCGCAGTGCGCCGCGGGGTGCAAGCACAGCCTGCTCCACCGCGTAGCCTGTCAGGTCCTTGAGCAGCTGGCGGTGCAGCTCCTGCCTGGCCTGCATGATCAGCCGGGTGGGCAGGTCAAGCGTTTCGGCCGTGGCCCGTGCACCCGTCTGGCCGGGGTCGGCCAGCAGGATGGTGACCGGCAGCCCCAGGGCACTGGCGGCCATGGTGGCCAGCGGCCTGCTGCTTTCGCTGTCCAGCGTGGCGCCCGACTTGCTGATGGGCTCCAGCTTCTGGTCGTCTGTCATGCTGACGGTACTGCCCGCGGGCACGTTTTCCATGCCCTTGAGCTGCGTGCGCTTGGCCTGCGCCTGGCCGGCTGTCTTGCTGGTGGTGACGTAGGCGATCTTGGCCAGCGCCTTCATCAGCAGGGCCCAGTCCTCCAGGAAGCCCTTGTGGCTCAGTGCCCACGGGATGGCAGCGTAACTGTCGCCGATGCCCCACTTCCAGCCCTGGCCCGCGTTGACCATGACGTGCCGCACCGGGGCATCCCACATAACGGGGATGCCGTTGATGGCGCGGTACTTGGTGGCGGGCTGGTACTTCAGGTCGGGGTAGTAGGCTTCCCGGGTCTCGGTGGCCCAGCTGCCGTCGGCCTGCTGTGTCTGCTCCACCCACCTGCGCAGATAGAACCAGGTGGTGGCCTTGTCGCCGGGGGCGCACACCTTGTCGGTGAGCTCGTCAAAGGGGATGGTGCGCACCTGCACCCGCCCGTCCAGCGGGTTGGTGAAGCACACAAAAGCGTAGTTGCCCTCGTCGTACAGCGCGCCTTCCAGCACCTGCCTGGCCTGCGCCCCGAAGGCGCTGTTCTGGTTGCCCTCGTCGTCCAGGAACGCCTGCACAACGTCGTTCACCTTGGCGTTCTTGGCGTCAACCGTGCAGCCCTGGCCATGCACGTAGGCATGGCGTACTTCCCGGCCACGCTTGATCAGCGGGTTGGCCACGCCAAAGATGCGCCCCATTTCCGCTGCCCGCTGCAGGCCGTCCCGGCTGAACTCCTGGGAGTACTGCGCGCTCAGGGCCAGGTAGCCCTGGTTCTCGCGTGCCAGCTCCAGCTGTGCGAATGACTCCTGCAGGCGGTACTGCAGCTGGTCCACGGTGCCTTCCAGGATGGCTACCTCGCTGGCGGTGGCCGCTTCCTGTAGCCCTAGCAACTGCCTAAGTTTGCCCACAGCAGCCTCCTATACCGGGCTGATGGACCAGCCCTGTTCGTTGATCTCGTCATAAATGTCGGGTTCCCACTGGTTGCCCTCGTTGGCAAGGGGCAGCAGCAGCAACCGGTTGATGGCCTGCGACATGCCGTCAATGGTGTCGTCGTGGCTGGAGTTGGGGAAGTTCTTGGCTTCTTCCAGCAGCTGGTCCACGTTGGGCAGCAGCGCCGCGGTGGGCAGCACCACGTTGCCGGCTTCCGTCAGCGGGCTGATGGCACTGGCGCGTGCGTACTTGCTGCCTTCCGGCTCGATGGGGATGAGCCCCACCAGCTGCTGGCCCAGCGCGTTGATCACCGCGGGCCCGTTGGCCTTGTCCTCCACGAACTTGGCCACGGCCTGCGGCCACTTGCGGGACATTTCCTTCATGGCAGTGCACGTGGCACTGAAGTTCAGGCGCTCACGCACCTGGTCCAGCAGGTAGGCGGTATTGCCCACCCGCAACCACACCTGGCCCACCACGTAGTCACTGCCCTTGGTGTCCTTGAACGTGAGGTCCCACGACTGCACCAGCTCGTGGTCGTCTCGGCCGTAACCGGGCACCTTGCACACCAGCTTGCCGTCGGCGTCGTGCTCGGTGATCCAGATCGGGGTGCTGTACCGCGCCCACTGCTCCTCGGGAGGGAACACCCCACCGCTATCCGGTGACGGGCGCCCCTGGTACAGGCTGGCCCAGGTGCGGCTGCCGGCCTGTTTGCGCCGCTGCTCCCACTGCTGCCAGCTGCGGCCACGCGCGCTGATCATGTACTCGCCGGGCTCCCTGCCAAGCAGGTCCACTTCGCCCTTCTCGGGGCGGTGGTCCGCCTGGGCGGGGATGTTGATTACCTGCCAGCCCGACTCCGGGTCACGCTCGACAAGGCGGCCTGCAAGGTCATCCTGGTGCCAGCGCGTAAGTATGATAACCACTGGCGCACCGGGAGCCAGACGGGCAGATGCCGCGTCAGTCCACCAATCCCATACCGTGTCCCGCTGCAGCTCACTGTCTGCCTCCCTGCGGTCCTTGATGGGGTCGTCAATGATGAGCATATCGGCCGGGCGGCCTGTAACACCGGCACCCACACCCACGCTGAACATACCGCCGTCGTGGCCGGCAACGGTCCACTCGGACACGCTGCCGT